AGCATTTACCCATGATGGCAGATGCTCCAAACAATGAGAAGAAAAAATATAATCTACCATGAAATCAGGTAAGTTCATAGCTTCCCATTCGTCTTGCAAACATTTATCTATTAAAATACTTTCTGGATAAGCCCACTCTTTTTTATTACAACCTATATCGAAACCTCTGCCTTTACAAAATTCTTTAGCAAAAGGAATAGCAAATCTCGAAGCGTTGCCTGTTGCTTGGAATTCTAGATACTCTTTGTCTTTAAAAATAATCTTATTCATATAAAATATAATTTTTAGAACGCAAATATTCAGTTTGAATGAAATCCGCCCCATTGACATTCCTTGAATATAAATGTATTTCTTTTGCTTTTAAATTTAATACCTCTAATAAAAATATAATTGATGTATTTACTGTATATATGTTCTCAGCTTCTTCAATGATACCCGCCCAATCCAATAGATTAAACATAGGTATAAACGTCATCTCTATATTCTTTAATTTATTATTGATATTTAAATTAATAGTCCTGTTCTCAAAACTATAAAAATTGCAGTTAATTAAATTAAACCGCTCACCTTGTTTTATTCCTAATAATTCCTTTAACTTGCTTTCTCTCCACCGATGCCTTAACCATGTTAATTTCCGCCACGCTTCCAATTCTATTCCAACCATTCTATATTTATTTTTCATCGTATCATTTAAATGGCTTCCAAAAAATTCTTTACTCCACCGCATCGGTAAGATAATATGATTATCCGTTTCAATTATTTTTTGTTCTTCATAATCTATATTATAAAAATTTTTGTCAACGAAATTAACATAAGGGATATTCCTTTGTATATCTAAGTATTTGTATAATATCGGAACAGTAATTTTATGCCCTTGCTGAAAATAATATCTCATAATCGGCTCAATGAATAATATATCGCCGATTCCAAAAAATTGATTTATGATTATCTCTTTTTTCACAAACAAATATAATAATTAAATGAATAATATTATAAAAAAAGCCTATTATTTTATTAATAGGCTTTCTTTTTTATGTAATTAAAGACTAGCTTCCAGAACTATCCAAAGAGGCTATTGCAGTAGCAAATGTGCCTTTTACAAACATTAAAGGATTGTAAATTGGGAATACTGGTTCTTCTTCAAAATTGATACATACTTCATTATTCAAGAATATTTTATCATGAGAATCAGAAATAGACATAGTAAGCGGAGTGAATAATAACCATTCACAAGCCATACGTAAGTCACCAACAAGGAATTGACCGGCTGTCATTGCAGTAGTTTCAACAACTGGAATACCTGTTATTCTTAGGATTCCATCTTGCCCTCTTACCGCTTTAACTTGGCCAGTGTAGTCTTCCTGTGTATTTTTTATCAATTCAATTTTAGCTGAATCAATAGGATTTAAAACGATACCGCTTGCTTGGTAATTCCCCTGTGTTAATTGGCTGATTGCAACAAGTAATACGTCTATCTGTTGTGCCCCTGCGATAGTTCCTGCGAATGTTCCTGCTGTGAATGCACTTGCATTTTGCATTAAGCCTACAAGGTCAGCACCTGTACCTGTTCCATTTAATATCTGAGTGTCTTCGGCTTTCTTAATCTTCTGTGGTATTCTCGAAGCAATATGGCTCATCAAATATTTTTCATTTTTAAGCATACGCTTTGAAACAATCAGATGTGTTCCAATTCTTCCGGCTGTTAAGTTTGCTGGTCTTAATTTGAAAGATGTTTTGCCTGTTGCTTGGTTTTCGGTTAACGTGGTAACTCCATCTTCAAATTCGTATTCCTGATTGAAAGTAACCGTTTCAGATTCTGTCATGCCAACAGGAATAATATCGGTCATTGATATTTTTCTTTCCGGAGCGTAAACAGGTAACCCACCTAATAATTGATTGTAAGGAGTTGTAGGGCGTGTAACAGCAGTTGCCATTGTCATATCTACTGATGTTTTAACACCAATAGAAGTGCCTCTTGCTCCGTTATCAATATATGATTTTATTTCAGGATTACTCAAAAACTCTTTTACTCCTTCGGCTAAAGTTTTTGGATGTTCCATTTTAGTTCCCATCTGTTTTACTTTCGATAATTCAATACCAATTTCATCAGCTTGTTTTTTTAAATCTGCAATAGCTTTTGTTAATACTGAATCGTCAAAGCCTTTAATCGCTTTAATTTCGTTTGAAATTTCGGTCACTTTTGCATCGAAATCCGTTTTTGTGATAACTTCTTTTTTAAAATTATCAAATGCTTCCTGTGCTTTTGATTGTAAAGCGTCAAGTATTTCTTTAGTTTCCATTATTTTATTTTTAATTGATTAATAATTTGTAAAAAATCTACCTCTTTTTTAAATAGTGAATCCGGCTCAACAATCGGAGTGTCGTCTGACGGCTCCTCAATATTAAGTGTTTTCATTTCTTTAATTCTATTTTGTATATCGGTAATAGTTTTTTCTATTTCCTTAAATCTTTCGTCTGTATAGTCGCCTTTCTCTAACATCTCACTTAATAAAGTAACATCTTCTTTTAATGAAGAAATACTTTTTGCTTCAACGGCTATGCTTCTTTCGTTTGCTCCTAAAAAAGAAAGGGTGCTATATTCATATAGTTTGTATTCTTGTATCCTGCGAACTCTTTTTGTATAATCCTCTGCATTCTCAATAGTATATTTAACTACGGAATAGCCTATTGAATGCTCGATAGGTCTATTATTTTCTGCAAAGAATTTATAATCTGAAAATGTATCTCTCCCTAATGTTTTATTAAGATTTATTTTTGAAGTTACTAATAATCCGTAAGGGTCAGTAGTGTTGAATTCCATAGGGAAGCCTAACAACTGCCTTGGATCGTGGTCTTTTAAATGTTTGATACGTTTAATGTTCTCACGACAAGTTTTGGTAAAACAACCCGGCTCTGAAATATCTCGGTCGGAATCTAAATTATTATAAGCGTTTGCATAAAGTTTAATTATTCCTTTCGGCTCGTCAATATCTTCAATCGTTAAATCAGTAATAATATTCTTTTTCATTACTTCATCGAAAGATTTTCCGTTCGTTGCTTTCTCGAATGAAATATAATTTATTTTATTTTCCTTAAGCCATTTCAAAGCCTCTGCACTAGTCCAATGTTCAATAGGAAAACGCAACGTCTGTGCAATTACGTCAGCATTCTTATATACGTACCAAATAACATCAATGGTCGCAGGGATAGAAACTCCTTGTATCTTCCCTTTACCACTCCCATGAGTACGTCTTATACTTTCAAATCCACTACGAGAATTTAATTCTTTCGGGTCTATTAATCTACTTGAATGCTCATTTGCGAAAGGCATATCTTTGTCTTAATAATTTATTAAAACAAAAATAAAAATAATTATAGCTTTTTATGTTTGAGGTTTTTTATACTTCTTTGCGATATTTTTTATCTATGTTTAAATATAATATCTGGACAGTCTTATATTCCAAACATACCTCCTCTCCAATTATTTGGTAGGCATCCATCTTTGACTTACCTTGTGCTACAAGGGTATTAAACCTTTTATAGATGTGGTATTTTAATTCTATAATATCTTTTTGATAATTAGATAAATTTGATTGAACAAATTCGATAGGGATTTCTCCAATTTTATAATCTAATTTCATATCTTAAATATTAGTTTCTTTATTTTCATTACTCAATGGGACTAATCCGCTTTGCATATATAACTTCTTTGATGCTTCATCAGTTAGTTCGGGATAACCAAGCATTCTCGAAGCGTCATAAGGAGTAATCAGCCCACATTTGATTTCGTTCTGCAAACGTAAAGATAACGCATTCATATCCTCTTGCAATTCAGGAATAATATCAGTGTCAATATCTAGATAATAATTCTTTTTATCTTTCTCCGAAAATGCAGGTATGATAAACTTGTTCAACCCCTCTGTTACCATATACATCAAAGGTAAGATTCTATTCTGCAAAAAATCTTTTCTCGCCTCTGCCATATTGCTAAACGTAGACCCCTTTACATACCCCATTATCCTACTATCTACGTTGAATATTCTGCATAATGTTAAGAAGTCTTGTTCCTGTCCTTGTATCAAGTCTAAGTCAACAATTGATTGTGCTAAATTTTGCCAATCCATTTTATGCCCTACCATCCAAACCTTTCCCCGATTTTTAGCACCACCAAACCGCTCTAAATATTTCTGCTCCATTTTTTCAGTTGTAACGGGGTCTATCGTGTCATCATTGCCACTCGATAATATTCCGATAGCTCCTAAATTTTGTATCAATGAACAGGCTGCTTCATAGCTATCATTTGACTTCGTTAACGTAGGATAAATGGAGGGAGGTGCTCCATATAAAAACTGCCCTTGCTCTGCACTTGGGTTAAATGTTTTGAAATGATAAACATTTTCAGGTGGTATATTAAAACTTTTATCATAAAAATTTTCAATCGTATATGATTTTATCGGATT